GTTCCGACCCTTTGGGACGTTGACTGGCGAGGGAAAAGGTCCCCACCCCATCTCTCCGTTTATTTTTTTCTGTATGGATTGTGCAAACCCGGTATTCTGGCCTCATGAGCAGGACATCGGATTTGTCAAATGATGAAGGCGCGCCTCGGTTTTCACCTGTCCAGCAGGCGCGTTTGCAGTGCGCCCGTCTTGGCATTCCCTTGGGGCGGTACAGGCAGTGGCGGGCGGAGCGCGCCAGCGCGCAGCGTCGTGGTCTGGCGTGGGATCTGGGGCTGCCTGAGTGGCATGCGCAGGCGCTGGAGGGGGTGGTTGTTGAGGTTGACCCGATCGATGCGGCTATTCGCCGTGCTGGGGTGATCAGGCGCAGCGCTACGCTGGCTGTGGCGGGGCGTGGCTTGGGGGATCATCTGCGGGTGAAGGGTGCGGCGCATCCGCGCTCACGCGCGGTGCTCACGCCTGAGGGGCGGTTTGCCTCGCTCACGCTTGCGGCCGAGGCGTTCGGGGTTAGCAGGCAGGCGGTGTGTCAGTGGCTGCGGGAGGGCCGGGCCGGGTGGAGGTATGATGGGGCATCAGAGTAACGCGATCTGGGTTGAACTGGACGGTGTGCGCCGGCGGCTGGTTGATCTGTGCCGGGAGTTCTCGGTTGACCCGAATATTGCCCGCAGTCGTCTCAGGTGCGGCTGGCGGCTGGAGGATGTGCTGAGCAAGCCGGTGGCTAAGCGCGGGGCGAAGATGGCTTACGTGCGTGAGCTGCTGGCATCGGGCCAGCCGGTTCAGCGGGTGATTGAACGGGGGTTCAGCCATACGCTGGTGTATCAGGCGTGGCTGGACATGCGGAAAGGACGCTGATGCCGTACAAGCCCACAGGCAAGCCTGTCGGACGGCCACTGTCGAAGCCGCGGATGGCAGCAAGAAAGCTGCTCATGAAGGGGGCGGGTGCGGCCGAGTGCATTGCCGCCGGCGTTCCGGAGTACGCGGTTTATCGTGAGTTGAAGGCAATGAGGAAGCGTCAGGCCGTGAAGGATTGTGCCGTGTTCGTGAACAAGGGGACAATTGTTCCGTAGGCCACCCGCCACCTATGTTGGCTGATAACAAACACGTCAACAGAGGGTAGCCGATGCCGTTCAGTGGAACGACTGCACAAGACTACATCAACCACGTAGTCGAGGAAACCGCCAGTGCATTGCTGCACGAATGCGATACGGACCTCGCCCTTGTTGTGCTCAAGTCGATTGTGGTCAACGTCATTCGCAATGCGCAATACGATCCCGGCAGGCGGGATGCGGTGGTAGGGCGCTTCGCTGACGCGCTGTTCGAAGCTTTTCTGGAGGGTGAGCCGTGACGGACGAAACCGAACATTCCGAAGGTGCTCTGAATGGGTATGCCCTTGAGTTGGCACTGCACGTCCTGACGGATTTCACCGATCCAGCGGAGCAGATGATGATTGTGGAGGTGGCTGTCTGCAATGTCATCCTCAACCTCTCAGTGCCGGATTGCCGCAAGATGGACGTGATTGAAATGCTGGCTGCCAAATGCCGCCCGCTGCTGCGCAACGCCCTGGCGGCCAAGGCGAAGGAGATGAACTGATGAAGTGGCAAAAGCACGAGACTGTTGCCGGTCACCAGTTCTATCCCAACGGGGTTTGCGCCTGCGGCCGGCGCTGGGTGGACATACGCAATGCCGGTACGGAAGACTTGTTTTCCTATGGCATAGCCCACGTCGACAGGCTTTCCGCTGGTGAGATCGATCAGATCCGGCGCAAGCGGGAGGAAGAAGATAACGCCCTGGCTGCCGCCATGGGCTACGCCACCGGCAAGGCCAGGGATGCGGAACCCGCCCCAGCCGATGATTACGTGAACTTCTGGATGCCGAACCCGCTGCTTATGGGGGACCCTTTTTGCCAGCGCATGCTGGAGCAACTGAACGAGCGTCTTTTTGCCATGGAGTATGGTGATGGGTCAGAAACCGAAAGTGTACCAGACGATGAGTGACTTCTGGAACAACCGCGGCCTTGTCAGCCCAGGCAGCGATGAGGAGCCGCCACCGGCCCCGGTGTCCTATGCCGAGGCGCCAGCCGATCCGCTGCCTGGAGATTACGCCGCGCGCTTATGCGCGCTGGAAAAGGCGGTGCAACTGACGATGAGCAAGTTTGACGGCGGGCTTGAGCGTGTCATGGACCGCGCCCGCGCCTTCCATGCCTTCCTCACCGGCCGCCGCCCCAGCGAATTCACCCTGCCCCTCGAAGCCTACGAGGCAGCCGAGGCGGCTCTGAAGAATCTGGATGCCATCAATCAACAGCCGCTTTCCGAGCTGGCCGAGGCCAGCGTTGACGCTGCATGGGAAGTCATCATCAACCAGGGACGCTCAATATGACCACACCGTTTTATGACGACATCACAATCCAGAGGCTATGGGGGACTATCGCAGCCTGGAGGGTGGCCCGCGCTCTTGCTGTGGAAAACGCCGATGAAGCCCTGCAAGGCAAGGTGGATGATGTGATCAAAGGCGTCCTCGGCGGCAAGCTGCCGGCAAAGAAGGTGGACGAACTGCACGACGCCACCGGCAAGGCCCAGCGGGACCGCGCGGCGGGCCGGGCCATTGGTGCCAGCCGTCAACAGCTCGGCCTTATCACCCATGCCGGACAGTGACGTAACCGCCCTCGCCATCGTCCTCGCGGCAACAGCCATTAGCTGCACGCCCAGCGAAACCGCCGTGGCATTCGAGATGGCGGATGCCACATACCCCGCGCCGAGAGGGCCAAGGAAAATCGGTAACTACCATCGCGACACCTGGCTCCAAATGGCCCAGGCTGCAATCAAACATATGGAAACAACAATACATGAAACTTAACCTCGGCTGCGGCTACAACAAAAAGGATCAGGCAGACGGCTGGGTGAATATCGACCTCTCCGGACGCTGCAATCCCGATCTGGTGCTCGACCTCGACCATGAACCGCTACCCTTCAACGAGGGGGAAATCGACGAGGTGGCGGCAACCCACGTGCTCGAACACATCCGCTACCTGCCGTTCCTGATGGGCAACCTCTACCGCGTCATGACCCCCGGCGCCCTGCTGCGCATCGCCACCCCGCACCCGGCCAGCGACGGCTTCTGGGGCGATCCAACCCATACCCGCCCGGTCACGCTGAACACACTGCGCCTGTTCAGCAAAAAGTTCTGCGCCGAAGCCCGCAGCAAGGGCTGGCCGAACACGCCGCTGGCGGATTACGCGGATGTCGATTTCGAGGTGGATGAATTTCAGTTCAAGCTGATGCCGGAGTGGGAAGAAAAGCGGTTGAACAAACAGAATATACAGTATTGTATAAATCATTACGTCAACGTTGTTGACGAATTACTGTTCACTGTCAGGAGAGTGTGATGGCCATTGCTCTTTTGTGGTTCCTTGCCGGTCCCGGTCTTGTGTGGCTGACGCTGCAATCCTTCCGCAATGACCTGACGTTCCTCTGTTGCGTGTTTGCGTTCATGTTTTTCGGCTGGGCCTGGGCGACGTTGTGATGGCCCCCGCGCATGATACTGAGCGGCACATGATCATTGTCACCCTCCTGCGCTTTCTGCTGCTGATTTTCCTCGGTCCCCCGCTGTTTTTTCTCGCCGTCAACTACTGGGTGCATTTCTGGGGGCTGTAATGGGGCAGGAAACATCGAAGGCCGTCGCCAGACGGCTGCACGACAGCCGTTTCATCGCGCGCTACTTTCGTGGCTTCGGCATTGACATCGGCAGCGGGAATGACCCGCTGCTGCATTACGCCACGCTGTTCCCAGGCATCATGGGCATCCGGAACTGGGACAAGGAGGATGGTGATGCCATGGTGATGGCGGGGGTTGATGACAACACGTTCGACTTCGTTCATTCCAGCCACTGCCTTGAGCATCTGCAAGACCCGTGGCGGGCGCTCAGGAGGTGGGTAAGCATTTGCAAGCCGGGCGGGCACATCATTATCACCGTGCCCGACTGGCAGCTTTACGAGCACGGCAAGTGGCCATCGCCGCACAACGAAGACCACAAGCATCGCTTTTGCGTATCGCCGAGCGAATGTCCGGATGATCGTCCCGTGGATCTGGCCGGCCTGATCGCGGACCTTATCTCAGTGGACTGCCTGAAAATTGAGCTGCTGGACCAGGGCTACCTCTACGGCGCGCCCGACACGTTTGATCAGTCGTGCCTGACGATGTGCGAGCCGGCCATTGAATTCATTCTGAGGAAAAGATGAAGCTCTGCAAGGACTGCAAGTGGTTCCCGCCGTTTCCGCCCGGCTCGCCCTTGGATGATCAGAGATTTGCGCGCTGCTGGCATGAACTGGCGAGGCGCGTTCCTTCGATTGATGTGGTGGTCGGGCTGTCCGCCTCGCCCTCGCATCAAATGTGCTCCACCATGCGCTTCGAGTGGGAGCCTTGCGGCCAGGACGCCAGGTTGTATGAGGTGCGGGATGCCAGCCCTGATTAGGGTTGGCAGGGCCGCCATCGCCGCGGTCTTCGTCATGGCCCTCTACACCTACATCGCGGTCGCTATCGTGTTCGTGGTCTACCTGTTTTGTGAGGCGTTCAGATGACCCCGCTTGTTGAGCTGGCACTTTACCGCATTCTCGACGGCAACATAGAGGATGCCCAGGACTTGCTGCCGGCGATCGAGGCCGAGGGCAACGAGGCCATGGCGTGTCAGATCCGCGGGCGCATTCAGCTTCGGCAGAAGAAGTGGGCGGGAGCGCATGACTACCTGCAACGCTCCGTCAGCCTCGACCGCTCCAGTCCCGACGCCTGGATCTGCCTTGGCATGGCCAGTTACGAACTGGGGTTTTTCGAGAAGGCGGCGGAGTGCTACCGTCGCTGCATTATCCTCCAGCCCAACTTCGGGGTGCAGTGGATGAAGCTGGGTGCCGCGCATGGCATGCTCCAGCGTCATCCGGAAGCATTCACCTGCTTCGAGCGGGCGGTGATCCTCGATCCCAACAACGATGAGTGCCATCACTCCCTCGCGGTGCAGTACAGCATCTTCGGCTCCGATGAGCGGGCGATCGTGCATGAGGAAAAAGCCCTCGAACTCAACCCCAACAACATCTTCGCCAGGGTGGCGCTGGGTGCCACGCATCTGCGCATGGGCAACTGGCTGGAGGGATGGCGGGGCTTTGAACACCGCTGGTCCCTGCCGACGCCCGTGGCGCCGTGGTGGTATCGTGGCCAGCCGCTCTACCAGGGCGATCTGGAGGGGTTGCGTGGCAAGCGGGTGCTGCTGCGCTCAGAGCAGGGCTACGGTGACAGCATCCAGTTCTGCCGTTACGCGGTGGAGTTGTCCAAGGTTGCCTCGCATCTGATTCTGGAAACCCAGGGCGGTCTGCAACGGCTGTTCAAATGCCTGCCGGCTGAGATATTCGTGGCGCCGAAGATGGAAGATCAGGTTCGTCCGCTGCCGAACGATCAGCTTCCGCCATGGGATGAACAGACGAGCCTGATGTCCCTGCCGCTGCTGTTCGGCACCACCCAGGAGACGTGCCCCCCGCCCGTCGACTTCGGCGGCGGCCTCTATATCCGCCCCGGCAAGGGCAAGGTCGGCATCTGCTGGCATGGCGGGGCTCGCTACAGCGAGCCCCTGGCTAATGCCGTGGATCAGCGCCGATCGTTGTGGCCGGAAGTGGCCAAGCGCCTGCTCGACGCCATCCCCTATCACCGCTCGCTCCAGCAGGAGGATCTGGACACCGAGGACTGGCTGGAGACGGCGGAGAAGATCGCCGATCTGAAACTGGTGATCAGCGTCGACACCGCGGTTGCCCATCTGGCCGCCTCCATGGGCGTCCCCACCTGGCTGCTTAATCGTTACGATAGCTGCTGGCGCTGGGGCATGCGTGGCGACAGAACGCCCTGGTATCCGTCCATGCGCATCTACCGCCAGCCGACGCTCGGCGACTGGGACAGTGTGCTTGACCGCGTGATCGCGGACTACAAGGCTCTTGACCTGTGATGGTCTGTTGCGCGTGCGGGACCGCCGAGTGGTTCCGCGCCGTCCCGGCGACGATGCAGACGTGGTGCCGTGACTGCGATCCCCTGCTGACGGATCAGCCCGTGATGCGGTATCACGTCTCGCATGACCGTGACGAAACCCAAACAACCCAAGTGGCTCCAGTTATTCCGGAGGTACTTGAAGGAAATCAGAATCCAGTCGAAGCACACGTCGGAGGATATCGACGGGACTGGCGTGCCGCTCACTCTGTGGACCTCTCAAAGCCGGGTTCTGGAGCAGATTTGTCAGGGCCTGGAAGATGACATCCACGTCTTCTACATTCTGAAATCCCGCCAGCTCGGGGTGACGACGATCACCATCGCCATCATCCTGTTCTGGCTCGCCTATCACCCCAACACCATCGCCTGCCTCGTTTCGGACGGCCCGAAGAACTACGCCAAGAACCGCGAGACGGTGCGCAACTATGTCAACTCCCTGTCAAAGTTCATGGGAAAATCGTTCTCATTGGACAAGAAATACGGGGCGAAGGACAACCAGTTTGGCTTCACCTTTTCCAACAAGTCCCGCCTCGACATGCTCACCGCCGGCAACAAGTCGGCCTGGGGCGAGGGTGAGGGCTATGTCGTTGGACACCTCACCGAAACGGCTTCGTACGGCAGGGAGGAAGGCATATCGTCCTTCCGGCACTCCATGGCGCCGGAAAATCCCCGCGCGCTCTACATCTTTGAATCCACGGCTCACGGCAACAACCACTGGCGCGACATGTGGGAGGCGGCGATGGCGGATGAGCATTCGTCTCGCTGCATCTTCGTCGGCTGGTGGTCGCACGACCTCCAGCGCATCCCGCAGACCGATCGCCGGTTCAAGAGGTTCGGCACCGCTCCGCCGACGCCGGAGGAAACCGAGCGGATAGTAGCGGTCAAGCGGCTCTACGACTTCGATATCAGCATGGAGCAACTGGCCTGGTATCGCATGGAGATGACGCGCCCCAATTCGGGCGAAACGGACATGGCGCAGAATCAGCCCTACACGGCTGATGAAGCGTTCGTGCAAAGCGGCGTCAGCTTCTTCGGCCCCAAGCGCGTCCAGGCCCGCATCGATGAAATCCGCTCCGCCCCCGTTGGCGGCGTCGAGGACGGCGGCTTTGGCTACAAGGCGTACGAATTCTACCTTGCCGACGAATACCACCTCTGCCGGGTGGAGGCGCTGACACAGGATATCCGGACAGAGCGGATCAAGCTGCGCGTGTGGGAATACCCGAACCCGGAAGGCGTCTATGTCATTGGCTGCGATCCGGCGGGGGGACGCAGTGAGCTATCCAATCATCACTGTCTGGACCAAGAGACCGAAATTCTGACCAAGGCAGGCTGGAAGCGTCACGATGAGGTTGTCGTTGGGGATGAGGCGGTTTGCTTTGATTGCGACACCGGCAGCTACGCGTACGGCCCGGTCCAGCGCGTAATCCGCCGGAATGTAGACGAACCTCTTTATCGTTTTGCGGGCCGCGGCGTGGATATTTTGGCCACTGCTGACCATCGCATGGTTCATCGCTATAAGCATGGCTACAGATACACAAAAATCACAGGCTGGACGGTTTGCACGGCTGAAGAGCTTGCGCAGTCTGGGCGGGCGTTCATTCACGTCCCGTCTTCTCGTGCGCCTTGTGGCCAAGGCATTCAAGGCCTGACGTTGGACATGTGCAGAGCCCTGGGGTGGATACTGAGTGATGGCTTCATTGCTCAGTCTGAGCCGGTAATTGGCGGTCCAAGGGAAAGCCAAAAGCATGTGCGACCATACATTGTGCTTGCGCAAGCAAGAGTGACGAACAAGGCAGGCATTAATATTTCTGCGGCGATGGAGGAGGTGTTTTCCAGGCTGGCGCCCGACGCTTCGATAATCAAAACCCCTGAGACTGAAGCGGGAACAGAGAAAATAACCATTCGCATCGGCAGCAGGGTGGCAGCGCAATTTATGCGCTGGCTGCCGGGCCAGGTTTGCTTAAAAAAAGATCGTCGCATACCTCGCAGTCTTCTGACTGAAACGTCTCAACAGCAAGCGGATGCGCTTTTCACTGGGATCTTGGAAGGTGACGGCAGTTGGGCAACGCGCGATGCGGTTTGGTCAAAGGTTTGTCCGGGTGCGGGCGAAGGTCTTGCTGATGATGTCCAGGAACTTGCAATACGTTGTGGCTGGAGCGCCACCAAGGGGTCTCAGATTGACCCGTCGTCCGGAAATTTACAATGGATTATACATTTATCAAAAAGAGATCATCGGCGGATAGAATTTCAGGGTCTTGAGCACTATGCCGGACCGGTTTGGTGCGTGACGGTCCCGACCGGGGCGTTTGTAGCGCGCCGGCGGGGTTATGGTTTCGTCACGGGCAACTGTGTGTCGGTCTGGCGTGTCTTCGCGGACAAGATGGTTCAGGTTGCCGAGTGGGCTGATGGCATCCCCGAGACTCGCCATTGCGCCTGGATTTTGGCTTACCTCGCCGGGCAATACAAAAACTGTCGGATCAACATCGATCTGACGGGCGGCATCGGAACTGCGGTGATGCAAAGCTTCGATGATCTGCGCACGCGCATGCGTTCGGAACTTTACCAGACCGAAATCCGCCAGGCGGCCGAGCGGGAAATCCAGCGCAAGAGGGAGGACGATCCCTCGCGGCCCAAGCGTTCCGAGAATGCCCCGCCCAGCAACTTCGATTTTGATGACTTTCTCGGCGCGGCAAGCTGGTATCTGTACAGGCGGATAGACAGCCCCGGCCCCGGCTATCAGTACAACACGGTGGTCAGCCAGCGGATCAAGTACCACACGATGAACATCCTGCGGGATGCCTTTGTCACCGGCCTGCTGGAGATCAGATCCATCCCGCTGCTGGAGGAAATGGCTGATGTCGTTGACGATCACAGCAAGATCGACATCGGCGCGTCAGCGCCGGGCAGGCTGCGCGATGACCGCACGTTCGCCCTGGCGCTGGCCAACTCGACATGGGTCGAGAACGTCCGCGGCGGCCTGATAGCCCAGGGCATCACGTACCAGTCCGCGCGGGCGAAGGAAAGCGGCGAGTTGTCGCCGATCGCCGATGCGCTCAACCGGCGGATCTACAACATCATGGTCGCCGCGGATCAGGAAATGGACGCCCCGCCGCCCCGCACCTTCATGGAAAAGAGGGGCCTGCTCTGAAGCCGTCAGGCATGTCGGCGGTCAGTAGCCGCCCCACCGCAGCCCGGCCAGCGGCAGGATTTCCTGTAGCACCACCAGCAACAGGATGATCAGGAACACGACCAGGGCTACCTGGCGGAAAACCGCCGGCACGCCGGGGATCGCGTTGGTAATGGTGACAACGATCCAGTAGACCAGTCCGAGGACGAGAAAAACGATCAGCAGGTGGATGAGAAGGGGGATCATCGGCAATGTCATGCTCCGGTCTGGTGAAACTCTTTATGGGCGTTGCCGCGGTTGTGCGCTTGCAATATAACATTGTGCGAGTTGCTTCCCGTCAAATCCGGCCGAAGGATCGCCCGCGATGTCATTTGTGGCGTCACAGCTTCATGTTGTGGCTGTCGTCTCCAACCCGCTGCGATTTGCCTCCCGCATCCGTTTGACCAAGGCGTTCTGCGAGCAGCAGCTTGCGGCCGGTGTCAGTCTCACCCTGGTTGAGTGCGCCCTTGGCGATCGGGCATTTGACTTTGAGCACATTGACCCGCGCATCAATTTTGTCGGGGTGAGGCACACCACGATCTGCTTCCACAAGGAGAGCCTGATTAACATCGGCCTGTCCCGGCTGCCGCGGCACGCGGCATATATCGCCTGGATCGATGCTGATGTCATGTTCCGGTGTCCGACGTGGCCGCTGGACATTATTCACGCTCTCCAGCAGTACAGCGTGATTCAGCCGTGGGAAACAGCGCTCGACCTTGGGCCGCGTGGTGAAATTCTGGATGTTCACACCAGCTTCGCGGCCCTGTTCGTTCAGGGCCGTCCGATCTTCCCCACCTGGCGCAAGGGCTACACCTTTGGCCACCCCGGCTACTGCTGGGCCGTCAGAAGGGAAATTGTCGAGCGGGTCGGCGGGCTGTATGATGCCGCCATCCTCGGTTCAGCGGATCACAATATGAGCCTTGGTCTTCTGGGCCGGGTGACAGAGACATTCCCGGCGGATATCAGCCCCGAATTCACCGCCTCGCAGCTTTCGTGGCAGGCCAGGGGGCGGCATTTCATCGGGGAGCGCATTGGGTATCTGCCCGCCTCGGTCATAGAGCACACTTTCCATGGGGCCAAGGCGAAGCGGGGCTACGTGTCGCGGTGGGATATATTGCGAAAGTGGAAATACAATCCGGTCACCGATATCCGGCGCAACCTTGACGGCGTTGTTGAGCTTTGCGGCAACAAGCCGGGGTTTCAGAAGGATGTCGAGGCGTATTTCGCCTCTCGCGATGAGGATTCAAACCAGGCGCGATGATCCGCATGAACTATCTGTCGACGACAGCGCTTTCGCTGCTGTTGCACCGCTGTCCGGACCTGCTGGTTCGCGAGCGGGCGGGGGAATTTCAGGGGTGGCTGGGTTATGATCAAGAGAATGCCGGTCAATCACGTGCGCCCGGCCTGGGCCAGTCCGGTGGGGGATCGTTACGTATCGCATCCGGACCTGAGCTTCGCGCTGATTCAGTTGATGGATGACCCCGAGGGGATTTACGTTGTGCAGGATCAGACCCTGCCGGTAGGCATCGTCAGCGCGCGGGACATGGTAGCCCGCTGGAGGGAAGCCAATGCCACCGAGGAAACATGATCATGCTACGATCGAGGGCGAGATGGCCGCTCCCATGGTGGAAACGCCAGTGGCAAAGGCTCCGCCTGCGCCTGATGTGTCGTGGCTGGATATAGCGACGGCGCCGCGCGACGGCACGCTGGTTGAGCTGCACTACACCACGCACATTCCGGACAAGCCGATTTACGCACGCTACCGGGTCACCCGCCGGCGCATTGACCGGGGCTGGAAGCCGGTTGGGTTCTGGTCCGATCCGGTGTCGCGCGAGGAAATCGGCGGCGAGCCAACCGGCTGGCGCCTGCCGGAAGGGTATCTGTATCCCGGCATGGTGCTTTGACCGATCGCCCTCGCTACCAGCACTGGTTCAGGTGCAGGGCGTGCGCCACGCGGTTCCATGTGGTGCGTGTCACGGATGACCCGGCCAAGGTGAAGACGCCGCGCTGCCCGAAGAAGTCGTGCGGCGGCAAGGCCAAGCCGTCGTTTGTGCCGGACATTCCGATGGACGTGGCCGGCGGCAAGGCGCCGGCTGTCACGGGTGCCAATGTGCAAGTCTCTGCCTATGATCGGTCCATGGAAATCGCGATGGCCGATCATCAGATGACGGACATCCAGGATCATTCGCGTCCCGGTGCGATCTATCGCGGCGGTGAGAGCACCGCGCCCAAGCTGCCGGCCCATCTCCAAGCCCAGGCCGATGGCTTCTGGGGCGGCGCACAGAAGCCGAAGACGCGATCCGCCAAGGTGGATTTGTCACCGATTTACGGGCAGCGCGCGACGGACGCCGGAGCGCCCGCCGCGCAGTTCAAAGCCGACGCCGGCTCACTGATCGAGCCGATTTTGAGGCACCGGCCGGCGGGTTCGTCGCCGATCCCCGCGCACACAGTAATCGCGGAGTAGTACCCGTTACTGCCCGAAATCTCGTGGTGTGGTATGATTTCACACCATGAGAATCCCATCGAACCCGAATGAGCGGGCCGAATTCGTCTCCGAGATCATCCGCGCGTGCTCGCAGTCCGGTGCCGAATCATCGCGTCATTGCCGATGATCCAGCACCGTTTTCCAGAAAGGGTTAGCCTGCCCCGCCATGCCTTGCCTGGCCATGCCTGCCCCGCCTTGCCTGCCATGCCTGCCTTGCCTGCCATGCCTAGCCATGCCTAGCCATGCCTGGCCCCGCCGCGCCTTGCCTGCCATGCCTAGCCCCGCCTTGCCTTGCCTTGCCTTGCCCCGCCTCGCCCCGATCAGGCCAATTCAAGCCGCTTCGACCGAAGCTTTTTCGACGCGGTTTGCAGGGCCTCGGTTGCTTCGGCCAGTTCGGTGTATCTGGCTAGGTTAACTCGGAGGGCTTCTATAGAATTTAAATACTGATCGATGATGGATCGCCTCAACTCCGGGACGTTGGCCGAGTATTTTGCTGATGTGTAGCGATGCCCGGCATCTATTTGCACAGATACAAACGCCCTGAAGCATTCGTCTGACGGCTTCCCTGGCTCAATTATAATGATATGGTTGATGAGCTTTCTGGCTTGTTCTTTGCGGTATTCCTCGGCGGCAACGTCATCGTTCCATTCAAATGCCGGATGCAGCGGCGCGTCTTCTGGACGCGCCGCGTCCACGATGGTTTCTGGTTGAAAGAACTCTCCACACTCTTTGCGGATACGCTCAATCTCTTCTCCCGCCACCTGCGCGGGGATCGATTTATAAAATCCTTCCTTAAAGGAATAGGTCGGTTTGCGTGCCATCAAACGTCTCCTGTGCTTTTTACGTGGAAAAGCCCATACATGCCGTCTCTCTGGGGACGCCATTCGCCAACTCCGATTGCAAATCCCGCAATGGTAAACAAGTGGGTGATTTGTTCGGCAGAAAGTACGCCAGCGTTGTGCCGTATGCGCAATGTCGTCCTCCATGGGTTGAATTCGCCACGAAATCTGATGTCGGCGGTTCCCATGCCGATCCGAACCATGTCTTCGCGCGGGCGAGGTTCGCCTTCTAGTTTGACCAGCTCTCCGACAATGTGAAAGGCGCCGCGTGCCTCGACTTTGGTGATTCCGTCAACATGAGAGCACGCATCAACCGCTGCCGCTTTGAAAGCGATTGTGGGGAATCCCCAACCACCGCCGGGGTAGGGGTAAAGACTGTCCAGGAAATCCGTTTCCGGGGATTTTGCATCCTTTGCTGCCTTTGCCCGCTTCATCTGCTTGTCAAGCATTTCCTTTTTGGCCTTCTCTGACCAGCTATGACAGATGAGTGGGGCATCGCCGATAAGGGTGATCTGCATATCACGAAGATCGAATAGCGGCATTACGAGAGGCGGTTTATTAACCGCCGCAGCCTTGGCCATGGGTCAGACCCTTGGTTGAGGTTAGGTCATACGGAAGCGCCAACTTCCGTATGACCGTATATTATGAATACCGGAGAGTTTGTAAAGTGATTTACCCGTGCGGCGGCTGCATTTTGGCGTGGTATGATTTCACACCATGAGAATCCCATCGAACCCGAATGAGCGGGCCGAATTCGTCTCCGAGATCATCCGCGCGTGCTCGCAGTCGCGTTCGGAGCGCATTCAGCGGGGCTTGGCGTTCAGAAATCTGTTCCTGACCGGCGACGAGAACGGCGTTCCGCAGACATTTCTGCGAACACAGGACTTCATCCGCGATGTCCTGGCCATTCTCTACAGCCCGATAGGTCTGCGCTTCAAATGTGAGTATTTCGGGCAGGTCAGCCCAGCCGAGCGCGCCAAGGGCTCGGCTGCGGCGGCCGGGCTGCTCCAACACGTCATCAACAACAACATCGACGACAATATCAGCGACATCGTCCTCTGGTCCCTGGTCAAGGGGAAGACGATACAGCAGCTTCTGTGGTCGCGGGGCGGCTTCGAGAGCTGGCTGATCCAGCCCGAATCATTTGGCGTCTACAATGAGAACGTCTCCAGCCTGGCCCGCCAGGAAGCGTTCATTCACTCGACGTTCCCGACGCGCAGCCGGTTTCGCCAGATCATTTCCGGACTGCCGCCGGCCAAGCAGGCGGCGCTGATGAAGGCAGCCGACAACCTCCAGACGAAAAACCGCGGCGGGGAGGACAACAACGGCACGCTCAAACAGATTATCGTTGGCGGCCTTTACCCGTTCCAGGCGGGCGGCAGCTCGCCGGCCACCGGCGGCGGCACCGTAACCCACCTGTTCGCCCCCCAGCCGGCGATGCAGTCCGCCGTTGTCGACCAGCTCGTGCCGCTGGAGGAAGTCTGGATGTGGAACAACGCCCAGGATGACTGGGCAACGGTCACCATGCTCGGCGAGCAGATCGTGTTTGGCGAAGATGTCCTGTTCAACGCCTTCGCCCAGGGGTCTGACACCCAGCGGGGGGTTTACAACGAGGACAACCCGCTGAGGGGCCAGCACGGCTTCGTTGAATACTGCGCCCTGCCGCTGGACGGCTATTTCTGGGGGGTGAGCTTCGTTAGCCTCGTGGCCCTGCTCCAGCGATCCCTGAACAACCGCATTGACGGCATCAACCGGATGCTGCGGATGCAGGAAGACCCGGCCCGGTTCTTCACCGGCAGCACGTCGATCAACCAGAACGCCTATGCCAAGCTGAACAAGCCGGGCGGATATTTCACAGACGGCAACCCCAGCGCGAAAGTCGAGAAGCTTGCCGATCAGGTGCCGCCCGACATCTGGAAATCGTTCGCCGAGATCAATGGAATGTTCGACACCATCGGTGGGTTCCCCCCGATCATGCGGGGAGAAGGCGAGGGGTCGGTACGCAGCCAGGGGCAGTCAGACACCTTGGTGCGGCAGGGTGCGGCACGGCACTTAGATGCGGCCCTTAAAATAGAGCGTTCTGTTGAGTGCGCGGGCGGGGTGATTTTCGACCTCTTGCGCGCCAAGAGCAGTCAGCGGCTGACGGCATGGGTGATGCCGAACGAGCAGTCCATTCAAACGGACATCGAGCCGGACCCGTCCCTTGAGCCGCCGGTCAAGGGCATGCAGCCGATAACGTTCACTTACTCAAACATGTTGGACAACACGAAAGTCAGCGTGGACAGCCATTCGTCCAGCCCGGCGTTCTCGCACGACATCAGGGAGCTGGCGTTCGCCTTGGCTAAAATCGGCGCCGCTTCACCGAAGCGGGTTGCTCAGATCATCGGCGCACCGATGCAGGATGAGCTGGTCGAGGATGCTGAGCGGAAGGAAATCGAGACCGCTGCGTTGTTGCAGGCGCACCCGGAGCTGCTTGAAAAGCATCATAAGAAGTAACGGGCATGGCCGGGCCGCCGGGCTGGTGTGGGACTCGAACCCACACGCACGGCGCTTCCGCCGCTCTCTGAACCACTTGAGAATAACCAGCCCAGCGGGGGCGCCTATATCACGCGACGACGCTAACGTGGAAGTAATCTGCCCCCGCAATCCCGTTCGTGGTCGGCGTGCTTCCGTATGACACAGACAGCCGGCCATTCGACAGGTCGGCGGTGGTGTATCCGGACAGCGTCACCCCGACTTCTGGCTTCCCGAAGGCGGTGAAAACCCCGGTCAGGCCCGTATAGCCGGACGCGCCCTGGCCATTGAGCCATGTCAGGGCGAAATCCTGCGGTGTGACGCCCCAGCAGGTGATGCCGTCGCCGGCGTGCCCGTCCGAAATGGTGTCCCACTGGTTCAGAACCAGCGAGCGGGCGTCGAGGTAAAACTGGTTGTCGCCCGAGCCGCCGGTGAGGAAGTCGGACCCCGCCCCAGCGTCCAGGATGTTGTTGCCGCCGCCCGCTGAGGTGTTGATCGAGCACAAATCGAAGCCGCCGCCCGCCAGAATGAACACATCCGGCGTTGTCGCCGCTGACGACACATCCAGCGTGCTTTGTCCGGCGGCAAAGCCAGGCCCCGGTCCGGATGCCAGCTCGGCTGCCGCCCCGGCCTGCGTTGTGACGGCCCCGCCCAGGTCCAGCTCGGACTGAATGCTCGCAACCGGCCCCGAGTAGGGCGTTCCAGCGTCCTCGGCCTCGCCGCCGAAGGAGTTGAAGACGTAGAACTCGCCGCTGGTGGGCGTTGGGGTCGGCACGCTCGGTTTGGCTGTCATAGAAATTGTTTCCTGTTCTGGTTCGCCGTTCTGGCAGATCAGAATTGACTTGCACAATCCCAACGTCAAGGAATTTCCAGACACAATCGAGCTCGTTCGTTGTGCGTTGTTTGTTCTTTTCCGCAAATTAGGTCAGTACTGCTGACGTTCCTTGACCTTCATCGTTTCCATAGGTTAAGAGTCGCGTGTCTCAGGCCCTGAGATCCCCCGTGGGTAGCTCTGGGGGTGCTTTGAAGGAGAAACCCTATGATTCGTTTTCGGCGCGGCCGCAAACACAAGCGGTGATCGAAGCTGGCGCCGCCAGCAGCGGCGCCACTTCTCTGGAGGTTTGAGTGGGTTTGGCACCGATGCCGATGGGCGTACCTGGCGGGGGGTTACCTCCCGGCATGCCCGCGCCCGGTGGTCAGGGTATGCCAGGCGCTCCGCCGGCCAATGTTGGCCCGCATACCATCCCGCAGAACAATCCCGGCAATTCCAAAGAGGCGCTGGTCAAGTTGACGCAGGCCGCTGATCTGATCGGCAAGGCGATCCCGTCCGTGCCGATGGGGTCTGACATGCACCAGAAGGTGCTCAAGATCGCCACCGATCTGACGAAGCTGGTCGGCGAATTCCGCGATGTCGCCTCCAAGCAGGAACAAGCCCAGATGCTTGTTCAGCACCTGATGCAGATGCGTCAGCAGGGCGGCCAGCCCGGCGGCCCAATGCCAGCTCCACCCAACGCCGGCCCCGCGATGGCGCCGCCCGGCGGCGCTCCACCACCCGGAATGTAGGAGAACACCCATGGCGAGTTCCAATACCAGCAACGCCCCAGGCGGCGGATCTAGCCCGTTCGCTCCGTACGTGACGACGATCAACATGGACGATCCGCTGATGAAGCGCGTTCCGTTCACGATGATGGACATCGGCGCTAACGCGGCGTCCATGCCCGGCTTCAAGTCTGGCGTCGGTTCGATCGAGCACACCGGCAAGTCGCCGACGAAAGCCTAATTGGTGAGTGACGCCAGAACCCCGGCACAGATCGCCCAGCAGAGCGTTCAGTTGCTCAATCAACTTCTCGGTGATCCGCGCACGGCGCCGGAAGCTGAGAAGCTGATCCAGACACTCAACCCGCAGGCTGAATTTCCCTATCGCCAGCAGCGCGAGGCCGTTCTTGGCCCGGTGATGGGTGAGCTGGAGAAAGAGCGCGCCCGCGTGGCTGCGCTGGAGGAAAAGTGGAACGCCCGTGAGGCCGCCGAGGCCAAGCGGGAGACCAAGCGGCACGAAGATGAGCTGCTGGCTCGCATGGAGGCTGTGAAATCCAAGCGCGGGCTGTCGGACGACGCGATGCAGCGCGTCATGGACCGCATGCGCGCGAACAACAATCCGGATGTCGAGGCTGCCGCCGCGTGGGTGGCCGAGAGCGTGCCCAAGCCGGCACCCGCCGCTGGATATGACTACCTGCCAAGCACGGTTGATCCGTTCGGCACCGCCTCGAAGGACGAGACGTGGGCGGCTTTGCACAAAAGCCCCGATCAGTGGCTCACCGCCGAGCTGCGCTCGATCGTCCGTGACCCAGAATTCACCCGTCTCGGTGGCGCTTAGGAGAACCCGGTAGATGTCAGGTTCAATAACCCAATTTACCGGCCCCAGCAGTGGCGGCATGGTTCCTGGCGGTCTAACCGGCCAGCAGCTTTCCTACATCACGCGCCGGGCGATCATCCCGACCGTGTTCGTGCAGGTCTACCAGGCGCATCCGCTGCTGTCGCTGCTGCTGGCGAATACCCAAGCGGCCATGGGCGGTGTCGGGCAGATCACCTTCCCGGTTCAGGGATCGAGCTTCGTGTCGTTCCAGTGGGGCGGCTTCGGCGGTGACTTTCAGATCCCGCAGGATCAGGTCGCACTGAACAACGCTCAGTTCAACCTCAAGGCCGGCATGGTTCCGATCGGCTTCTTCGGGTTTGAGAGTATAATCCAGTCTTCTGAAGTCGTTATTCCCAAGCTTCGGGCGGTGACATCGGACGCCGCAGTCGTTATGAAGCAGTCGCTTGCTACTTCTCTGTATTCATATACTCAGAATACTCTAGCTCTAGATTCTCTAGTTGGCGCATACGATAACGGCACAAACACCGCGACGTATGGGGGCATCGCCCGTACCAACGGCTACTGGCAGGGTCAGTTTTACCCGAACTCGGCGACGATATCGAACCGCCTGGGCATCGCTCAGGCCCTGGTGAAGGTTCAGACGGGCGCGGGCGGCGAGTCACCCGACTTCATTATCATGAACCCGGTGAACTGGGCCACGCTGATGGCCGACTTCATGGGCGCCGAGATTTTCAACACCGATCCGCGCAGCCGCTATGGCCGGGGTGATGTGGTGAACGCCGGCTTCCGCGCGATCCGGGTGCTCGACACGCCGATTTTCTCGGACCCATTCTGTCCGGTCGGTGAGATGTACATGATCAACTCGCGCTATCTCGCGATGTTCATGCACCCTTCGTTGCAGATGTATTTTACTGGCTTTGAATCTATGATTCCGCAAGGGCAGTTGGCCTCGATCGGCGTCCTCGTTGCCGCGCTCAACATGTGCTGCATGAAGCCGTCTTCGGGTGCGCACTTCACCGGCCTCCAGTCTCCTGGCTGGGTGGGCGGACCGCCGCCGCCGCCGGCAATCGCCTCTGCTACCGCCTTCGCTGGCGCTCCACTGGTCTAAGGGAACCCCGACATGCCAAATCGTTATGGTGGCGTAGGCATTACGCTCCCGCTGAATCAGCTAGGCACCAACAACTTCACGCTTCAGGCCGGCGAGGTGATGTACATCCCGCCCGGCTACTTCAACATCGCGCACGGGCCGTACTCGAGCATTCAGGTCTACGATCCGGTGATGACGGTGTGGCGCCCGATTGCCAACGACGGCTTCGAGGGCAACTTTGTTCAGGTGGACTCGGACGGCGGAAACTACCGCATCGCCAACCAGACGGGTTGCCCGGTTGCCGCGGTGCTGTCGAATGCCGGCACGGGCTACACCTCGGCGCCGACGATCACGGCGGCGGCTGGGTCAAGCTCCTGGGTCGCGATCATGGGTCAAGTCGTCAGCACGACGGCAACCGTGGTCCTTGGCGGCTCCAACTACGTTTATCCGCCGCTGCTGGTGATTGGCGCTCCTGGCTCGCCAGGCATTCCCGCGACCGGCTATACCACGCTCACGTCGGGCTCGATTTCCTCCGCCACCATCTTAAACCAGGGTGCGGGCTATCTGACGGCGCCGACCGTGTCGGTGCTGAACGATCCGCGCGACACCACGGGTTCCGGCGGTATGGTTACGGTGTCGCTGACGGGCAGCCAGACGGTGAACGCCGTCATTTGCACCAATCACGGCCTGCCGATCACCTCGCAGACCGTTCCGGCGCTGACGTTCTCCGGTGGTGGCGGCTCGTCAGCCGCGGCCACGATCATCATGGACTGGACGGTGACATCCTATGCCGTCACGGCCGGCGGTCTTGGCTACTCGGTTTGGGCGCAGGTTGGCACGATCGGTTTCGGTGCGCCGACAATCGCGCCGGCTTATACCAACCCGAACTCGCAGGCGTCCTTCTTCCGTGGCCGCTCGCCGGTGATCAACGCGGCGCTCAGTTCCAACGCCATTACGGCGACGGGGCAGACGCTGGTGGACGGTGGGCATATTGCTTCGGCGGCGAACGCCACGAACAACATGCAGATCGCGATTTATGGCGGCGTTCTCACCGGCTCGACCTCGACCGTTGCCACTCTGACGCTCGGCGTTGGCGGCGTGTCCGATTTCCTCTGGATGCAGGCGGGCTAGGTGGGCTTGTGTGCTCCTATCGAAATACATCTTTGAAGTCAGGGACTTAATCAGAGACCCGCAGGGAATTTTCGTTACCGAAACTTCTCTCGTTCAGTACATCAATGAGGCCAGGGCGGCGACATCTCTCCTGACGGGGTGTTGCCGCCGTCTCATTTTGGGCCAGCCCGAATTCGGTGGCGTGGCCACGCCCGACGTGGCCGTTCCCGGTGGTGCGCGGCCCAATTCCGATCCAGGCAGTCAGTTTCAGTCTGTGGCCGGGCAGGAGCGTTATCCCTACATCGGATTCGCCAACGAATACCTCAACGAGCAGTATCAGGGCCTTCGCGGCATCTGCGACGTGATTTCGGTGACGGTTTCATGGGGCGGGGCCGTGAGGCCCAGCCTGGATTGGATGCCGTTTGAGGATTTCCAGGCTTACTGCCGGTCCAATCAGATCCTGGTGACGAACTATCCGATCGTGTGGACGGTATTCAACGACGGCGAGGCCGGCGAAGTCTGGATGTTCCCCGTCCCGCAGAACGCCAATGAGATGGAGTGGGACTGTCTTTGCACGGCCGGGCCGATCTGGAAGGATGGCGATTTCGACGCCCTGCCATCTCCGTTCCATAACGGGGTGAAGTACTACGCGGCGATGCGTGCTTACGAATCATCGGGGCGCCTGGGATCGGCCGAGCTGATGCGCAGCCGCTTCGAGGACAGCAACCAGTTGCGCCGTGGCGCCGTAGACCGAGGTAAAGTACCGACTCGTTACGGTTCTTGGTAGCCAATGTCCGGCAACCGCGACGGCATCACCAAGCTCAGCCAGGCTGAGGAGCAGCGCTTAGGCGTTCCCGGCAACACGAAGTTCTGGTCAGCCGCACCATTCGGCAGCATGAACCAGTCCGACGCGCGGACGGCGCTGGAAGACAACGAAGCCTACTGGCTCGAAAACTTCCTGCTCACCGGCAAGGGAAGTCTGCGCACCCTCTACGACAAGGGGCCGGCGCTGTATTCCGCCACGGGCGGGAAAACCATCATCTACTTCTCGTTCTTCAACATCAACAACATGACGAACTGCGCCGTCTTCCTGTCGGACGGCACGGCCTACGATGTCTCATTCCCGAGCGGGGTGGTCACGACCATCAGCGCCGCGGCCGGCACATTCTACGACGGCGGGCAGTTGCCGGTGTGCTGCCAGTCCGGTTCACAGTATCTTCTAATATCCAACAATATAAGCCAGAACAATTACTGGATATGGGACGGCACTTTACTGTATTCAGCCGGCTCTCTCGGCCCCTACGTGATCGGCGATATAACCGCCGGCGGTTCTGGTTACACCAGCGCGCCGACGGTGACGTTCTACGGCGGGGCCGGGACGGGTGCGACGGCCACCGCGACGATTCAGGACGGTTCGGTTGTCGCTTTGACGATCACCAACGCCGGCACCGGCTACAACCCGGACGATGTCGTGGAGGCCGCGTTTTCCGGTGGCGGCACTGACAACGGCGCCGTTCTGCAAGCGGTTCTGACCACATCCGGCGTTGAGGCTGCGGTCATCGATGCCGGCGGTTCCGGCTACACCAGTGCGCCGACCGTTGTTTTCTCGGCCCCTGACAGCGGCGTGACGGCGGGCGGCATCGCCGCCCTCACCATGGATGCGGTGTCCTCGATCACCGTCAATGTGCCGGGCACTGGCTACACATCCCCGCCGACGATCACGCTGACAGGCGGCGGCGGCACGGGGGCCGCCGCATCGGCGGTGCTGGCGATCAGCGGCATCAGCGACATTCAGGTGGTGTCGGGCGGTTCCGGCTACACCAGTGCGCCGACGGTCACGATATCAGGCGGCGGCGGCACGGGTGCTCACGCGGTTGCCGTGCTCACTGGCACGGTGGTAACCACGATTACCGTCACCGCCCCCGGAGCCGGCTACAGCTCGACGCCGAGCGTTTCCATGTCGGGGGGCGGCGGCACGGGCGCTTCGGCCGTGGCGGTGCTTACCGTCGCATCGGTAACCAGCGTCAATGTGATCAATGGCGGCTCTGGGTTCACCGGCACGCCCGGCATCACCTTTGCAGGCGGCGGCGGCACGGGGGCCGCCGGCACGGCGGTTGTCATTGGCGGCGCCATTTCGTCCATCACCATGACGCAAGCCGGCAGCGGCTACACATCGCCGCCTACCGTTCAAGTGTCGGGCGGACTGAACATGGCGGCGGTCGCGTCGATCAGCATCATGCCGTTCGGTGTCAGCGGCACGTCGATCGAAACATTCCAGTCGCGTGTCTGGATCAGCAACCCGGCCGGGTTCGGCCCGATTTACAACGGCGGCGTGTTCAACGTCTCAGCGCCTTCGTCGCTCACCAACTTCGCCACCTCGGCCGGTGGCCTGCTCTACACCAGCAGCGACCGTTTCCTGCGTCAGCAATATGTTGCGGTGCATCAGCTCAACGGGTTCTTCTACACACTGGCCGATTCATCGTCGGACGTGATCTCGAATGTGCAGACCGCCGGCACGCCGACAGCCACGACGTTCAACTATCAGAACATCAATGCGCAAATAGGCTGCACGTGGCGCGACAGCGTGCAGGACTACGGGCAGTCTGTCCTGTTCGCCAACGGCAATGGCATCTGCGGCCTCTACGCCGGGACGGTCAAAAAGGTATCCAAGAAAATGGACAACCTCTTTGACAATTTCGTTGCTCCCGCGGCGGGCGGCGTCACGCCGAGTGCCGCGGTTGCCAGTCTCTACACAATTCCGGTCTACCTGCTGAACATCACCATCATAGACCCGCTTAGCGGCTCACCGCGCACGGTGCTGATCGGATGGGACGAGGCGAACTGGCTGATCTGTTCGCAGACAAGCGAGTTTACGTTTGTTGCCACACAGGAAATATCATCGGTGATGACGGCGTGGGGCACGGACGGAACCGGGCTTTATCCGCTGTTCCAGACGCCATCGGCGGCGCTTGCGGCCACGATCGCCACGAAAATGATAGGTTCCGACAGGTCTTATATCGTTAAGGAACCGATGACCGTTTATGTGCGGTCAACCGACAAATCGGCCGATCAGTCCGGCATCGAGCTTGCCATCACCGCCGAGGCCGAGGGCATTGCCCAGCAGGCCGGGCTGGAGCCGCAGAATCTTCCGCATCAGGCTTATCCGCTGCCCGTTCAGCCTGCGTATGCCGCGCCGAACTACACCGCGCCGCTGTGGGGCGGGCCGATGCCGGGCGTGGCCGGAACTGCTATTGGGGTAACGATAAAGAGCTATTCAAAGGATTTTGTTCTAAGTGAAATATCCTTGTCTTACCGGGATGTAGCGAGCGTGTGGGGATGATCGTAATCCGGCTCCTGATTTGCCTGCTTTCCATCGCCACCTGCAAGGCGGCGTGGGGTGACACGGCATGCCCCACCGTCTCGAACAACATCGAGAACCTGTCTGTGTCGGTTACGGGCGCCCCCTCGGCGGGGCAGGGGTTTTACGATCCGACAACCGGGGGGCTTACTTTCCAGCCGGTTGGACCTGGCAACCGCGCGCACTACTTTGTTGGCGTTCCGCGGGCGCTGGTTGTCGGCCATCAGTACATGCCGTGGGTTACTCTGCGGGCCTATCCGGAAGCGCTTGTTCAGGAAAAGAGTAACTGCCCAATTCTGTTGCAGAATGGCAAGCCGCTGCTGACGACGGGCAACGTCCGGGTCACCGTGGCGCCGATGGTCAAGTTCCCCTGTGCGCTGATTTCTGACCAGAAACACACGATTCTGGTGGGGATCATGAATCCGGCCTTCAACATCTATCAGGCGGTTTATGATTCCGAGACGCAGTTTCTCGATGTTCAGTACGTCAACGGCGCATCGCTGATGTTCGTTGGCGTCCCGCTCTCGCTCCTGGGCAGCTCGGCGACTATTCAGTGGAATGATCTCGCGCCGTATCAGGAAGCCCTGATGACGGAAAACACCGGCTGCCCGGTGCTTTTACAGGGGGTCTTCTGATGCGCAAAGTCGTTGTGTTCCTGATCGTCGTCATGGCGGCAACCCCGGCGCTGGCGGTAATTTATTACCCCCTTCTAACGAACAACACGTTTGTCTACGCCGGGTTTGTCTTCGGCGTCAGTGCATTCGGAAGCGGGAGGTTCTGATGCGCGGCGCGCTCTGTGCGGTTATTCTGTTGCTATCGCCGATCGCCGCGCACGCTCAGTGCGCTCTGCCGGTGACCGGGGGGCAGGTGTGGACCGCGGCCATGTGGAACACCTGCCTGGGTTATCTTTACACCAATGTCGGCACCGGCGGCGGGGTTTCGGGCTCCAACTTCAATGCCACCTTCCCGACAACGGGACTGGCGATCGGCGCGACGGCCGGGGGCAACATGGTGCCCATTGGTGCTGATGCGTTCAACGATCTCAACGTCACGCTGAAAACCGCCCTGCCTGCCGGGGGCAACGTCATCGGCTCCGTCACCCAGTCCGGAGCGCCGTGGTCCGTCAACATCAGCGGGGCCGTTCCGCTGCCCAATGGCGCCGCGGTGTCCATGTATCAGGGCGGCATTTACAACCTCGTGGCCCCCGTCCTGACCAACGGGCAACAAACCGCCCTTCAGCTTGATTCGTCCGGAAACCTCAAGGTGAACATCATTGCCGGGGGCAGTGGCGGCGGTGGCGGATCATCGTCCGCGTTCGGCGCGACTTTCCCGCTGACCGGCACCGCGATCGGCGGCTCCAACGGCGGCAACATGGTCTACATCGGCGCCGACGCCTCGCATAACCTCGATGTCAATCTCCAGACAGCGCTTCCTGTCGGGGCAAACGTCATCGGCGCGGTGACGCAGTCGGGAACCTGGATTGTCTCTCTGCCCGTGGGGGCCGCGACTTCGGCCAATCAGGCAGCCGTTCAGGGATCGGTGATGGGCGGCACGGTAGCGCTCATGTCGCAGCTCGCCGGCGCCGCCTACAATTCGTCAGCGCCCACTCTGACCAACGGCCAGCAGGCCGCGTTGCAGGTTGATGCCAGCGGCAATCTCAAGACCAACGTGGTTGCCGGGATTACCTCAACATTCGCTACCACGTTCCCAACGTCGGGCTTTGCCATGGGCGGCTCGAACGGCGGCAACCTGGTCTATATCGCGGCGGACGGCTCGCACAATCTGGATGTCAACTGCATCGTTGGCTGCTCGGGCGGCACGACCTCGAACGCCACATCCGGCGTGGCGACATCATCGAGCAACGGCGCCTCGGTTGTCTGGGCTTACGGCTTCAACGGCACCACCTGGGACCAGCTACAGGTGGACGCCTCGAAGTACCTCAAGGTCAACCTCGAAACCGCGGTCCCGGCCGGCAGCAACGTCATCGGCGGGGTCACTCAGTCCGGCACGTGGAATGTAACCAACGTCAGCGGCACGATCTCCCTGCCCACGGGTGCGGCCACCGCGGCGAACCAGACAGCAGTCACCGGCACCGTTGCCGCCGGCACCGCGGCGAGCAATTCCCTGCTGGCCGGCGGCGTGTACAACTCGACACAACCGGCGCCGACGACGGGCCAGCAGACCGCCTTGCAGGTGGATGTGCATGGCAATCTGCGCACCAATTACGGCTCGGTTACCCTGGTGGCGCTTGATGTGGCGACGGTCACCACCGGCGGCACTGCCGTCACCGCCCTGACTGCCGGGCACCGGACGGCCGGCGGCTGGATCAGTAACCCGACAACGGCCACGATCAATCTTTGCATTAACGAAATCGGCACCGCGACTGGCACAACCTCATCCGGCAGCACAACCTGCATATCGCCGGGGGTCACTTACGCGCTGGCGCCGAGCACTGGCGCGGTGTCGGTCATCTCGTCGGACTCTACCCACCCGTTTTCCGGCGAGGGCTTCCAGTGATGAACCGCAGGCTTTCCTGGCTATTCTGCGCCCTGCTCGCGGCAGGCTTTGCGCCACGCATCGCCCTGGCGCAGCAGGCAACACAACTGCCGGCGGCCAATCTGCCGCTGTCGGGCGCCGAAACGCTTTACCTCGTGCAGAATGGCAATTCCGTCCAGACGCCCGTCTCGACAGTCCAAGGTGTCGGCGTGTTCAACAATCTGACGGCTGCCACGCTGTCGGTCACCGGCGCATCGTCGCTGGGTGTGGTCAACCTTGCCGGCAAGCTTTCGATCCCCGCCTCAACCACGGGCAGCGCTTATATCAATCTGGCGCAGGGCGTTGCGCCGTCATCGCCGGTGAACGGTGACCTCTGGACCACCTCTACGGGGCTGTTCGCGCGCATCAACGGCGCCACGGTCGGCCCGTTCGGCACCGGCGGCGGCGCCAACACGTCCACCGCCAATAACCTCGCCTACTATTCCGCTAACGGCAACGTGGTCAGCGGCCTCGCCACGGCCAACAGCGGCGTGCTGGTCACCAGCAACGCCGGGGTGCCCTCGATCTCGACCACGCTTCCCGGCGGCCTGACCATCGGGCCGTTCATCGGCACCGTTAACAACTACGCTGCGTCGAGCAATTTGCCGACCGTTACAAGTTCAAACTCAGGCCAGCTCGGTTTTGTCAGCAACTGCCTGAACGGCAGCCAGGGCAGCGGCACGGGAACGGGCTGCCTTTACATCGTGAACAACGCCGGATCGTGGCAGGCCATGCCGCTGATCCCGACGACCCAGATCACCATTGGCGGGCAGGCTATCTATCTCGGCGGCTCCACGACCAATCAGGGCAACGGCTCGAAGCTGGCGACTGCTAACGGCGCGTTCACCAACGGCGACTGTGTGCAGATCAACAGCGGCGGCGCCTTCGTCGACAGCGGCTCGGCGTGCAGCAGCGGCGGTGGCGGCAGCGGCACGGTCACGTCCAACTCAGCCAACAGCATTACCTACTATGCGGCGTCCGGCACCACGGTCACCGGCCTGGCTGTTGTCAACAACGCCGTGCTGGTCACCAGCGGCTCGGGCGTCCCTTCGGAAGCAACAACGTTGCCGTCCGGTCTGACGCTGCCCACCGAGACGATCAGCAACCCCGCGATCACCGGCACCGGCACCTATGTTGGCCTCACAGGTTCCGGCAAGCTGGTCACCGCCGCCAGCACCACGACGCAAGCCGGCCTCAATCTGCCGGCGGGCGCCGCGCCAACCAGCCCGACCAATGGTGATGTGTGGACCACGACGGTTGGCGTGTATGCGCGCATCAACGGCACCACGGTTGGTCCGTTTGGCACGGCTACGGGCTCGGTCAGCAGCATTGCGACGACAAGCCCGATCAGCGGCGGCACCATTACCACCACGGGCACGATCACCTGCCCGACATGTGCGCTGACGACCAACGGCGGGTTGCTGACTGCGACCTCCCCCGCCGCGATCAGTGCCGCGGGCCTCATCACGTGCGCTACGTGCGTCACGACATCGGGCGGCGGCGCGCTGACCGCGACCGCGCCGGTGGCCGTCAGCGGTGCCGGCCTGATCACGTGCGCGAACTGCCTGACGGTTTCCGGCGGTGGCGCCTTTACCGTCAGCCTTCCACTGGTTCTTGTCGGCAGCCAGGTATCGATCGGGAATGAGAAAGGTGTTGGCACCCTGAACTGGGACAGCAACACCGTGGTTTCGGCGAACACGTACTATCTGACGCTGGCCTGGCCTTGGGGGACGGGCTCGATCGTGAGTGTGACTTACCTCACAAGCGGGACGAATTCACCGGCGTTCAACATCGCAATCCAGGTGAACGGGGCGAATGTCACAACCTGCAACGGCATCACTGTCAGCAGCGGGACCGCCATGACGACGACATGTGGCTCGAACACCATCGTCAGCGGCAACCCGGTTTCGGTCGTCACCTCGGCGATTACCGGCTCGCCCAGCTCGGCGGCGGTGCAGGTGAATTACGTCAGGAGCGCACTGTGATCAGGCGCCTCCTCGCACTCATCTTCATTTTCATATCGTTTCAGGCCGTTGCGTTGCCGCCTGTGCCGGCGCCGCTGACCGGCACCGTCACAACGCAAACGTGGACCTCCTTCGATCAGAGTTTTGCCGGGATCACGCTCGCGTCCGGCAAGCCGTTTCATTTTAACGTTCTGCCGCCGGCCCAGTACAGCGGCACGACGTACAAATACCCGCTCTATATCTGGCTGCACCCGCAAGCTGAGGGCAACGCCTGGTACAACGGATCGAACACCAACGCGCTGTATGCGACGGGGTCTGGCTATGAGGCCCAGAACTACAACGCCGTTCCCTTCCTGACAGCCTATCCGGCCTTTATCGCGGTGCCATACGCGGATCAGACAACCGACACTTCGGGGGGCGCGGTCGAGAACTGGGGCGGGTGGTGCAACAGTGGCGTCACCGGCAGCGGGACGGTTTATTCGGGCGACACCGGGCCAAACACGTTCGCCGTGCTGGCGATGATCAATTACCTCGAAACGCAATACTCGATCGACACCACGCGCATCTACATCAACGGGTTCAGCCTCGGCGGCATCGGCGCCGAGTACTTCATGCAGCACTACAACGCCTACACCGGCGACCTCGGCCGCGTGTTCGCGGCCGGCGCATCGGAAGCTGGCGTGCTGCAAATCAACGGCTGTGGCGGCAGCACCGTCACCACGGCGCAGTCCACACAGATGAAGACCGTGCCGGTGTGGTGGTTTTCCGGCACCAATGACACCAACAGCCTCGCGTCCGAGTGGAATAATCCGATGTGGACGGCCCTGGCCGGCAACTCGTCGTACCCATCGGCAATCACCAGCGCGTCATCAAATCAGGCCGGCACCAGCGCCATGCGTTACACGCTTTGTGCCACCTGCGGGCATCAGGACACGGATTCGTCCGGCAACCCCGTGTGGACGAACACCACAATCAACAGCTTCCTGTTCTCGCAGGCGTCCTCCGCGGGGTATTTCAGCGTCAGCAGCGGGAGCGTCAAAACGCCGGGTGGAGCAACCTTTGTCGGGAACGGCGTTGGCTTTGGTGACGGCCAGATCGGCGCGATAACGAGCGCGTCGCAGGTAACAAACCTCTTTCCCGGAACCAAGATTGTCGAGGTTTACGCATTCTCTTACGCCGCGCCCAGCACCTATTCCGCATTCGTCAACACGATGACGCAGGCCGGCATCGTGGTCCTTTTCGGCAACGGGCAGAACTTTTTCACAGACGGCACATCGGCCGGGAACGTCGGCGGCGGCTGCGGCGACATATTCACTGGTTCGATTCTGACGACGGAATCGAACTGGTACGCCAGCATGGCGGCGTACTACATCAACAACCCCTATGTGTGGTTCACCACCAATAACGAGCCGTCATTCGTGACGGGCACAACTTCGGACTCGTGCTCGACGCAGGGCGGCACTATCAGTTTGCCCGGCCTCGCGACGTGGGAGCAGGCGACCTATAACGCCATTCGCGGAACCGGCAACAACACGATCGTTATGCTGGAGGAACCGTCCGGCGGCGATCCTGGCACGGTCGGCGCCTATACCCAGACCGCCTATCAGACCTATGGCTTGCCAATGACGCCATCGGTGTTTTCGACCATGAAAGGCGTGGTCTGGAACCTGCACTATTATGGATTTGCCAGCGGGTACAGCACGACGCAGGCGACAGTGAACGATTTCCTCCTGGGCAGCGCTTACGACAGCCCAAGCTGCTGTTCGTCGCCAACCCAGTATCAGGCGACGGGTATTCTGGCGGCACAGACCATCCCCAGCGCTGACGGCGTGATGCCGGTTTTCATCGGCGAGTACGGCAATTCGACCAATGGCACGACGATTGATGCGAACGGGCAGAATGTCGTGACCGCTGTTGGGACGTACGCGAACGGATCGAACGCTTTCGGCTCTATCGCGTGGGTTTGGAACAGCTCTTACACATGCTGCGACAGCCTCACCGTCAACGGGACATCGGTCATGTCGCCCTACGGAACATCGGTGGCATCCCTCATCGCGGCGCCGACAATCGGCGGCGAGACAATCACTGTCGGCACGATCGCACAGCAGAAATCCAACATGTCCTTCACCGTGGGCGGGACAATCAGTGGCGTTACCACGATCCCCACGCTGCAATACAGCGTCAACGGCGGCGCTTGGACCGCGCTCCCGAACGGATCGCCGGTCACCACAAGCAGCTTCATGTTCACCGTGCCGGGGCAGGCCACCAGCACGGCCAACACCGTTGCGGTGAGGGACGCCAACAACACCGGCATTGCCACAACATCGAATTCCTTTGCCGTGGTCACCAGCTCCAGCGGCCCGAGCGGGATAAACTCGGTCACCAACCTCATAAAATATCTGAACAGCCTGGCGGGGAATCACATCCTCTCTGGCCAGTTCACTGAAAACAACGGCTCCAGCCCGCCGAGCCCGTACGGCTATGCGTCCTTTCCGCTTATTCAGAACATCACCGGCCAGTACCCAGCCATGCTCGGCTGCGATGCGGCGCAGGGCACGACCGTTGTCAATTACTGCGAAAGCTACGCCATTCCGTACTGGAACGCCGGCGGATTGCTCATTATGAACTTCTGGCCGAACAATCCAGCCGACAACGGCAGCGCCCTGTGGGGCTCGGATCAAAGCGTTCCGGCGGGCGGCTGGGGCGATGTCGTGCAAGCGGGCACCACGGCAAACACGAATTTCAACGCAGAGCTGAACGCACTCGCGATGATGCTCCAGGACTATCAGAACGCCGGCATTATTCTGATGTACCGCAGCCTGATCGAGAGCAACGGAAACTGGTTTTGGTTTGGCACGGGGAGCTGTTGCGGCGGTGGCGGCAGCGGCATAACGGCAGCGCAGAATATTGCGATATTTCAATATATGCACGATTATCTGGTCAAGACGAAGGGGCTCACCAACCTGGCGTTCATTTTTTCTCCGAACGCTTGCCGTGGCGGCACCTGTGATTCATCGCTTTATCCCGGCGCGGCCTACGCCGATATCGTCGGGTGGGATATCTATTCGGACAACCCCGGCAACGATTCACAGGGCGATTACAACACCATGTCGACGTACGGGAAGCCGATGTTGTACGCCGAATTCGGCTCCAACCTTGGCGGCAACACCGGCGGTGGTGATGTGTCCTTTTTGGAATCCACGCTGATCAGCCAAATCCAGACATACACCCCTAATGTGGTGGGCTGGCAGCAGTGGTGGTCCGGCAACAACCCCCCGGCCGTTGGGTGGGGCATGGAGCTTCTGACCAACACCACCGATACGAAGACGGCGATCAACAACAGCGTCGTCATCAACCGCGGGCAGATCATCTGCTCGATCTGTGGCGGCGGTGGCGGCGGCGGATCAACGGTGGTGAGCTGGAACCCCGGCGATACCTCGCCCAGCATCACGCTCTCGAACAACAACCTCACGGCGACCGGAACCGGATCGGCCATCGGCGGCACGCGGGCCACGCTCTCGCAGAGCACGGGCAAAGTTTGTTACGAAGTCATGGCATCGGTCGTGACCGTTGATGAATCTCTTGGCCTTGCCAATGCAAGCGAGGTTCTGGCCGGCAGCTTCACCCCAGGGCGCGACAACAACGCCGTCGCATTCTACCCGTCCGGCGGAACGCCGCAGAGTGTGTTTTTCAACGGCGTCACGCTTCTCAGCGGCACCGTGGCGGCGGCTGCCAATGGCGACTACATCACGCTTTGTGCTGACCTTGGCGCCGATCTCCTGTGGATCACCACCCCCGAGACGCGCGCAGCCGGGCGGACGTGGAACAACAGCAGCACCGCCAACCCCGGCACCGGCACTGGCGGGCTGTCCTTCAGCGGCCTCACCTGCCCCTGCTTCCCCTATTTCGGCACCCAGGATCTGACCACCACGGTCACGCTCAACGCGGCCGGGCCGTTCGCCATTGCCACGCCATCGGGCTTCGCCGCATGGCAGCCGCCCACGGCCTGCTCTTACCATCCGGCACTGTTCATCCTTGGCGAGAAGGATGACGAGCCATCTGCCGAAGACGATAACTCGTGGTATATTCACAACGTGAGTTTTGGAGGTGATGATGGCGAACCACACGGGCTTGCGGGAAAACTGGGTAAAATTTCTCGCTGGGGGCGAGAATCCCAAGGGAATGGTTGCTCAGGTTCCTGACGAAACCCTGGTGAACTACCAGGGCGGGGAATCGGCGGTCGGCGGGGAGACTGATCCGCGCTCCCTTCAGGCCGAGCAGAGCTTCATCCAGGTGTCAGCCTATCAGCGCCGGCGGCGCTGATGCCGCTCGCCAATCTTCTGTTTGTGCCGCAATCCAGCGAGGACTGGAGCATCTGGAGTTTCAGCCACCGTGATCAGCACCAGTTGATCCGCAATGCGATCCAGACGAAGTACGGCACGAACCTGGATTTCTACCCGATCGATCCGATCGACCTGACCGCATTTGAAAACTTTCTCAACTACAACCAGCAGGCGCACGACGACATGAACGGCGTTCTCGGCACGCGCGGGAGTGATCTCTTGCAGGTGGATTACAAAAACCGCTCCGAACTGGAGGCGTGGGTCTATCTGCACTACCAGGAGCACTACACGGCCTCGGCCGCGCTAGGGGTGACATAATGGACGCATTGGCAGGGGCAACGAAGGGGATTGCTGCACAGAAAACCCTTGGGGATGAGGCCCGGCGCGTGGCGCAGGAAGTGGAAACCATGATCGGACATATCCGCAGGGTTCCTGGCGTGGATATGGGGGCTGTCGATCAGGGCGTCGGCCAGTTGAAGGAGGGGCTGAATCATATTCTGCGCGCCGTATCGAAGGGCAAGCGCGATGAGTGAATTCACCCTTCAACGCGAGCGCGTCCAGGACACCATTGATGAAGCCCATCCGCTACTGGAGCGTCATTGGGATGAAATTGCCTGGACGAAGGAGTTGTCTGGCGTCGATATAGACAGAGCGTTCTACAAGCGCCTGGAAGATATGGGTGGCATTGTTTGCGTGACAGCGCGCCGTGAGGGCGCGCTGATCGGTTATGCCGTTTATTTCATTCGTCAGCACCCCCACTACCAGGGCGTGAAGTGGGCGGTCAGTGATATTTACTGGATTGCTCCCGAACATCGCGGCCGGTTGCTTGGCGCGCGGCTGTTCAATGTGATGGAAACAGAGCTTCGGGAAATCGGCGTCCAGGTGATGCACACGACCGGCAAAACGGCGCACCCGGCAGCGCATCGTTTGTTGTTGGCTCTAGGTCATTCTGATATCGAATGGGGCGTTGGAAAGGTTTTGTAAATGGGTATTACGGCAGCAATTGGCGGCATTGCAGATGCTCTTGGCGGCGCCGCCGTTGCTGACGTTGGCGCCGATGCTGCCATTGGTGGCCTTGGCAGCGTCATCGGTGGCGCCGCCGCAACGGACGCTCTCGCTGCCGGGGGTCTTGGCAGCGTCATCGGTGGCGCCGCCGCAACGGACGCTCTCGCTGCCGGGGGCGCTGATGCGGCGCTGGGCGGCGGTCTTGGCAGCGTCATCGGTGGCGCCGCCGCAACGGACGCTCTTGCGGGTGGCGCAGGTGCCGCCTCAGCCAATGCCGGGCTTGCCGGCGCTGTCGGCGCAACAACCGGCCTTGCCGCAGCCCCTGGCGGGGCGGGTGCTGGCACGCTCGGATCACTGGGCGGAGGCGCGGGCGTCTCGGCTGCTGGCGCAGCCGCGCCAGCCTCCATTGCACCCGGCGCCGGTGATGCCTTGACGCTGTTCTCGTCCGATGCGCCCGCTGCCGCCGCTGGCGGCTACACCCCCGGTGTCACCGCGACGGATGCGTTCGCACAGGGCGGCGGCGCCGTCACGTCGGGGCCGCTCGGGAGTGTTGGGGATACGGCGGCGTTTGATGCCGCCGGCACGCCGGGCAGCAGCCTGACAAGCGCC